CTGCATGATCTTCGGGTTCTGCATCGCAGACATATGCGTCTGGATATGCGCCTCATGGTTCTGCTCCATGAATGCCTTGACCGGTTTGCCAGTCAACAAGTTCTGATTCTCTTGTACTGGATCGGTCGGTATTTGATCGTCCTCTACAGGTACTAACTTGCTGGCGTTCTTAATACCTAACACTTCAATCATCTGACGGTGCAGAAGCGGTAAGTTGTATAACTGCGGTGCGCTTTGTGCTAATTGTAGTACAGCTTGATACTGCACGATCTTCTGCGCCATAGTCGCAGCGTTTGGATCACTAACAGGGATCACATCTGTAGAGTCGTAGTCAGACTTCTTAGCCTTGCGACTACCTTCTTCGGGTTTGTAGTCATACTCTTCTGGTGTGTAGTCAGCAATGATCACCTTGAGTAACTTGAACTCCTGCTTCATGGCATAGTGCAGACGCGCTTGAACAGCGGTCATCACCTTTAGTGTGCGCTCGAGCAGGGCAAGGGTTGTGCCAACAGGAGCGTTAGTGCTCATGTCGCTGACGTTCATATCGCCGCTTGATGCAAAGGCGCGGCCTTCCTGCACAATCTGCTGAAACAGACTCATCAGAACCTGACTTGGCTCCTTGTACGGGAGGGGTAAGATGTTGTCACGGATACTTCCGGAAGGCACATCTACGTCTCTAAATTCTCCGGGCTGGATGGGGGTGTCGTCCCCTTTAATCCGTAGTCCTCTAGATTTAAGTCCGCCGGGGAGATTTGATAAAGTGCCCGCATCAACAAGTTGGCGGATAAGCATCGTTGCTGATTTTGCATAGCCTCCGATAAGGTGGATGAGCCCGAACCCGTAGAAGCCAAAGCCGGGGATGTATTGGTAGTGGACAAAGTGCTGTCGCTTTGTATGGAGGACGTCGTCTTCATACCAATTTCTCCTAATAGCCAAAATAGTGCGTGATCCCTTCTCAAGCGTCACAACGTACGGCAGAGCTATACCTGTCGCACGCCCCTTTTTGTCTGTATGTTCAAACCCTTTAAGGTCCAAGTTGACGTGTATCTCGAGGATGCGGTAGCGATCATCCTGAGTCGCGTTCATGCCCAGCTCTTCAGCCTTCTGCTTCTCGATGTCATCTAGCTCATAGCCCGGTTCGCCAATATCTACATCAGCATAGAACCCAGCTTCTTGTAGTTTAATTACTTCATTCTCGGTCTTGCGCATCACGTGCGTAACACGCTCAGCGTCCTCTATAGAAGACGCGCCGTACGGCACAACAATATCTTCTGCTGGTATAAACACAGCTACTTGACGACCCTTACTTGGATCGAAGTACACCTTCTTGAACGCAGAGCCAGTAATAGGTAACGACCACAACATCTTCTCGTGCTCTGGGCGATACTCAGTCATCACATCTGTTAACTGGTGGTTCATGTCCTCGCGCACGCGGGCAGCGGCTTCTTCTCTCAACAAGTCAATAGCGCCAATGATCTGCGTCTTCACAGGCCCCATCGCTGGGAATGTCTCCATCATCGCCTCAGACTGGAAGCGAACAACAGACTCGGTCAACATAGGGTGGAACACACCGCAAGCGCCTTGCCAAGGTTCAGTTCTATCTTCGTACTGCAGGCCCAACAACTTCAGCCCATCAACATAGGTCTTCACCCAGTCTCTGCGGTCCATTTGATCTTTATCGAAGTCTTCTATAAGATCGTTCGCCAGACCCGACATCTCACCGTCGTCCATGTACTCAGCGAGGTTGGCGTCAAAAGTTTCTGCTGTTTCTTTCTCTGGGCGGAGCTGGACTTCTATATCACCCGCGTGTATATCTACTGACTCAGGGTCCTCGATTTCAATCTCTAAGTCTGGCTGACCCGCTAGGTCTGAGAGACCCATAGGTGCTTGGTATAAACCTTTGTCCATCATTCCTGTTGCCATAGTATGTCCTTATACTGTGTAGTAACGCTCGCCGCGCCTACTTTTAAACCATTCAATTTCTTCAGGCTCATCGGTCGGTAAACGTAAGAACCCACCCGCGCGGAAACGCATAAGCGCGAGTGTAGTCGCGTCAACCAAGTCATCATGCTCGCCAGAAGGAAACGCGGCAATCTCGTCAACGAGCTCTTCAGCCCAACGAGTACGCGGTATCCAGACCTTGCCAGACGCGATTATGTCTGATACTGAGTTTAAACGCGAGATTTTATCTTGTCCTTTACTCGGTGTGAACTCCTGCACAGGTATGCCCATTGCTCTGAGTTCATAGATAAGCGGAGCGCCCGTGGCCTTCTTCTCAATCAAAACACCGTCTGGTTCGTACTCTTTATACTCCTCGAGCACATCTTTTTTTAGTTCTGGATACTCAACACGCTTCTTATATGTATTCAACAAAATGATGTTGGCTGCACCGTTGTCTTCATCGTTGGTGAATATGCCCCACGTAGTTCCCGCGGAATAGTCAGCACGGTTATTCTTCTCAAAAGCCGTGTCCCATGTCTGAAGTATGTAGTTGCAAGCGGGCGGGGCGTCAGCTTCCCACCACTTCCACCAGTCTCGTTTGATGATCGCCGACTCGTTACCAACAGGGTTCTGTTGATACTGCGCTTGCCACTTCGCGTTAGGTAGTTCCTCGCGAAGCGCCTCCAACTCTGCCAATGACCAGAACTCAGGCCATAAGGGTTTACCACTAGGCATAATCGCGGGGAACTCGATCACGTCCCACTTATCCCCGCCCCGCGCTGCTGCCGCTTTGAGCACTTGGCCCGTCAAGTCCCGCATCGCCCACCGTGTCATCACGATAATAATCGCTCCGCCCGGCTGCAAACGCTGACGCGGACCTGACGAATACCACTCTGTGACCTTATCAAACACATCTGGGTTGGTCGCAGCCAGCGCAGCTTCCTGTTCTGAGTGCGGATCGTCAATAATGAGTAAGTCGGCACCCTTACCTGTAACAGTTCCACCTACACCGATCGCAAAATAGTCACCATTCTTACTCGTATTCCATCGCCCAGCAGCTTTTGAGTCAGCTCTTAGCTCTAAATTGGGGAATAACGCCTTATATTCCTCAGAATCCACCAAATTTCTTACTTTTCTACCAAAACCTACCGCTAATTCAGCAGTATTTGAGCTCTGGATCACCTTTTTATGCGGAAATTTACCTAAAAACCACGCTGGCAGCAAGTAGGAAGCGAATTCTGACTTCGTATGGCGGGGTGGCATGTTAATAATCAACCGCTTTGACTCGCCGTTGACCACTTTCTCAAACGCTTTCGCCATTATCTTGTGGTGTCTGCCACCAATAAACTCAGGCCACACCTTATCTACGAACCCCATGAAGGTATCGCGGGCCACCTGCTTCTCAAACATCTCATCGCGGCGGTTCAAGTCCTCTAATACAGCAGCTTTCTGCGCAGGAGTCAACTTGCCGAGGTTGGCAAGCAGAGCTTGGAGCTCTGCGTCCATAGGCGCGGCGGGCTTAGCTTCCCTCATCTATGTCCTCGGCGGGCAGGGCGGGCGGGGCTTCTTCTATATACATAGGACCCAGCTCTTTGTCCAAGTCTATATCTATAGGTGTCACGTCTGTCACGCCTTGGGCCATGAGCATCTTACGGACTTTGTCCTTAATGGCTGCATCCAAGTCCGTTACGTTGTTATAGGTTACCGTTATCTCCGTCTTCTCAGAGAACAACCCTACATCAGATATCTTTCCTAACATTTCTGTTGCTTTTATCTCTATCTTGGGGTCACCGCATGACGCCAAGTCCAACAACTTGTTGGTCACGACTAAGCGCAGCTGCGCCGCGTCCGCTACGTATTGGTTGTCGTATTCTTGCAACATGTTACTGATTCGCTCTGCTACTGGCAGGGAATACAGAGTTTGCGGATTCTTATCTATGGACTGCACTTCTTTGCGCGGCCTGCCTCGCCCTCGCTTTGGCGGGGCGTCAGCAGTCATAGCTTTCTCGTATTGGTCTACGATCAGCTCATTAAATGTTTTGAATACCTCGTCCGCCTTGCCCTGCGCTGCAGGATCATCGTCGACGTGTGCACCCAACTCTTTTAAAAGATTGGCGGTGTTGGCAGCTATCTGCATATTCTCATGCAGAGTAGAAGCTACTTCGGGCTCCAGCGTCGCTGGATAAGGCACCGTTTTATCGGGTGTGATTTGCAGTGTCATGGAGGAAAAAGGGCACTCCGTTGTTTTGTGGAATATATCATACTTGTCAATAGGGGAGGTTGAGACTCCTACCCGGGGGGTCAACTGGATACTTAAAACGCACGACCTGATACTTAAAAAATATACCCCCCTCCCCCCACTTTTAAATTTTACTAACCGGGTGTGCAAAACACTGTGTATGGTCCGTACCTCCCTTCCGGAGCGAAATGGGGGCGTGGGGGGTCTCTCCGGCGCGAAGTTTTTTTTCGAGAAGGGGTGGGGTCGGAGAAAGTCGTTTCGATTTTGGTGGTGTAGTCGGCGAAGAAGGAAAAATTTTTTTGATTGCCTGTGATTGGATTGGGTTGTAAACCTCTGTGCGGTTTCCCCCTATTCCATACCATATCTATACAATAGAGTTATCGGTTGGGGAGATGCTAACTCCGCGATCGACGCGCACAATCAGACGCATCATGTCTGATTGTGCGGTGGCAATATTGCCTGTCCTTTACTTGGAGAATCAAAATGCAAACAAACCAAAACACTGCTGTTGCAGTTCTCGCGGACAATGTCCCTATGTTCAACGGCGCGCCCATCGAGACTTCGATGGTCGAGACGATCGAGCAGTTGGGGCGTGATTACTGGTCGGCAGAAGATGCCAAGATTCGTGCCGAGAAATCGCTCGCGTCTTGTGATGTGTCTTTGTTCGACTTGGTCAAGGGTCTGCCTTACGCTGAGTTCAAAACCGTGCGCGGTCTGTTCGTCAATGGCTGTCGTGACAAGGGCGCGCCTACTGACGAAGCGGCTGGCAAGTCGTGGGAACGCGCGATCAATCGCATCGGCACATCGTGCGGGTTCGAGCGACCAAAGGCAACAAGCGAGTCCGCGACTCGCATGGCGGCGAAGCGGGCTGAACAAGCCAAAGTCTTTGAAGCCAAGTCCGATGGTGAGTTGATCGAAGCCAAGGCTGACCTGTTAGCCAAGGGTGATACGAAGTCGATCGCGCAGGCTCAGGCTGTCACGAAAGAAATCGAGCGCAGAGCGAAGCCTACTCTTGATGCTGAGGACACTGCCCGCAAAGCAGTGCGTGACAAGATCATTGCCCGTGCCAAGGAATTGGCAAAGGCTGGCACTGCTGACGCTGACGATCGTCTGACTCGCGCCCTGTTAGCACTCGGCTAAAACCCTGCCCGCCATGTTATGAGCATGGCGGGTTTTTCTTTATTCTTTCTTTATTGGAGATTCTTATGGCTAATATCTTAATTGGTGAGTTGGTGTTCTTTACCTTTGTGACTGTGTCTCAGTCCGTTACTGGCGGGGCGAGAGATCGCACTCAAAGGCGTGTGCTTGCGAAAGTCATGTGCGAGTATTCCGAGTGCGAAGAGAAACTCGCGCACTTCAAAGAGGACAACAACCACATTGCTCCGCGAGAAATCCACGCGCAATTCACTTATCAAGAATACATTGATTAACCCTGCCTATCCTTGCCCGTCATGCGTTCGCGCGTGGCGGGCGGTTTTTTTTGGCTCGCGCGGTCTCGTCGCGCCCGCCCCGATGCC